GCTCCACTTCACAACCAGAATAGACTAGCATATCACCTTGTTTAAGATCTACTTTAATTCCTTTTTTACCTGTCTCTCCAGATGGCTCTAAATAGATTGGCCAATCATCACCAGCAAGATTCATAGTAGTTGATATCTCACAACTAAATCTATCTTTATGTCTTTTTAATTCATCCCCTTTTTTATAAATTCTTGCATAAGTATAAGCTGGATATAATTTTAATCCTGTAACTTTTTCCATTTCTGGTTGGCATTTTAACATTAAAGTTTCCATAGCTATATCAGAGTAAGCACAATAAGTATTTGGTATTTGATCATCTTTACCTTCATAGTAACCTAATATATTTTCAAAAGGTGAAATGTAACGAGCGTTTCTACAAGTATCATAAACTTGTTTTTGCATTGTAAAATAATTTGCAACAAAGCTAGCTAGGTCTTTTGATATTGCTTGACGAATAACTGTATACTTTTTTTTCTTAAACATCTTTAGCCATCTCTTTCGGTATAGCTTGTATGTTCCAATGTATAAATCTAAAAGGTTCAATGCCAAAGTCTACAGAAAACTCGTGTTCCAAGAACCCTGGAAAGATAATTAACGTTCCTGGTGTAGGGTTAAAATGTATAAGTTCTGATCCACCCAATACACCTTTTTGATCTTTCATTTTTAATTTAGTAGCACGTGCTCCAGTACGTGGTTCGTGAAATATTGGTTTAGATGTTTTGTCACTACACTTTAAAAAATAAAAACCTGATACGTGTTGATTCCAATGCACGTGTGCTGAATGATGACCACCACCTTTTTTTGCAAACTCTTGTACCCACATCTCACTAAACATAGTTGTGTACTGTTGCATATCAAAACCTTGATGATCTAAATATTCCCAAGACTTTTGACCAATGTAATTTCTAAAATCTAAAAAGTCATTATCAGCTGTTAGTGGTGTTGAATGATAACTTCTTCCAAAATCACCATTTTCTTTTATATGTTTTTTAGCTTCTGGAAAAGTTTTAGCAGCTTTAATATATTTATTAGTTGCTTTTGTTAATGATTTAATAAACTCTGGTTTTTGTTCAGACCAAATAGTCGTGTTAAAGTAATTATTTATATACATATTATTTAAATGGTTTTCCTAAATGCCAAACAACAAGACTATATCTTGTGCCAGCGGTTACGGGTTTAACTCTGTGCCATACAAAAGAAGGAAACACAATAATAGATCCTTTAGGTAAAATCTCTTTTGCTCTTCTTAAATGTTTAGCTTCATCTCTCATATGTGGATCGTAGTTTCTAAAATCAAATTCTAACTCACCACCTGTGTATTCTGAACCATCTGTTAATTGACAAGTCATAGATAGTTTTCGAATTCTGCCGTGCTCTGGATGATTAGGGTCTTTTCTATCATAAGCTTTATCCCAACTATCACAGTGCCAATCATAATATTGATTGTGTTTATATTTTGTAAACTGACACGATTCACTTCTTTCCCAATCAAAATTCCAACCAGCCTTTTTGTTAGCCATATGGACGTATGGATGTAATTCTTTATAGATCCAAGTATCATTAAGCCATACTAGATCAGAGTTTCTTTTTCTTTTTAAATCTTTTATTTCTTCTTTTTTTAATTTTCTATCTCCATATCCTCCTGTTACCGCCATTACTTCTTCTTTTTGATTAGCATAAGCTATTACATCATCACAAAACTTTGGTGTAAGTGCTGAAGGAAAATGCCAGTAGTAATTAGATATATTCATTCTACAAACTCCGCAGATATGTGAGTGTATCCGTGTTTTTTAGCAAACCAAGATCTTTGATTGCCTGTTACAATTACCATATCTTTTTTATTAACTTTTATTGGATGTAATAAACCTTCTTCTAATACAGCTTTTTCAACTGCTTGATATTTTATATCTTCAGGATGTTCTACATAGTCATCTTTTAATCTATTAGATTGTAATTCTTCTAAAAAAGCAAGATGAGACATTGGTTTTGTTTGTGCTATTAAAGGTTTAAATGTATTCATAAGTTATTGTTTGTATAAAGTTTAATGAATCTTTTTGATTATTAGTTAGGTAATACATATTAGTTGATGGAAACATTATGAACATATTATTTTTAAGTTCTATATCCCAACTTCTTCCTTTACGTCTATTATCTTCAAAGTGTATTCGAACATTACAATCTTTAACTTTAACGCCGTAAAGCATAGTAAAGTCTGGAGAGTTACGTAAATCTACAGGATCAATATTTAATAAAGGTAAAGATACTTGATGAGGTTTATAAATATTACCCCAAGTTTTTTTATTAATTAAATTAATATTATGTTCAAGACCAATAAAGTCTCTCATATATGTATTTAACATATCCCAAGTTCTTGAAAATGGAAATTCTTTAGAGTTAAAAGTAGATTGTAAAATATCGTTGGTAAGTTTTTCTTGGTTTATCTCAAAACCTTTCGGCATATCTATGTTGCCATAAAATAAACTTTGTTCGCTTAAAACTTTCTTTTGCATACCACCACCATTTTTAATTTATGCTCTGCTGTCTGTCAAGTCCCAAGTTGTATTAGCTTCATTCCAACTGTAATGCCATCCGTGAGTACTAGCTGTATTTTGTGAAGTTTGTTCTGCTGTTAATGCTGGTGCATCACCGATCGGTGATTTCCAAGAAGCTGATGCATTATGTTTTACCCAAGATGCATAAGGTTTTTTAGGCCAAAAGATTTGATCATCTTCGTCCCAAGTATAACCTATACCTGCGTAGTTTCCTCTTAATGCTGTGCCACCATCTTTATGTTGACCACCAGCTGTATTGTAAGATGTTTGAATCCACATTTGTGCAGGCCAATTATTATGTGTCTCTAAATATTGTTGTCCTACTGTTTCATCTTCAACGCCATTAGCGTTTAACATATCACCATTATTCAAAGTAAGTACCTGAATAACTTTACTGTTCGCTCCTATTTTTGCAAAATGTGCCATAATTATCTCCTTATATCTTATTTGTTATTGTTAGTAAATACATATTAATTATTGAAATTTGTATCTTATTATTACTATACCTGATCCACCAGCTCCACCAATATAAGGGGAACAACCTCTACCACCACCGCCACCACCACCAGTATTTGCACTTCCAGAACCAGATCCAGAACTACTACAACCACCTTTACCTCCACCACCAGTTCCACCTGTTACTCCTCCTGAACCACAATTTGATCCACCACCTCCACCACCTCTAGCTGTTGGTGTATTATTTATTGAACTTGTTACTCCATTACCTCCTGGATTACCTCCTGGAGTACCTGATGTTCCTGCGGCACCTGCTCCTCCACCACCACCTCCTCTTCCTGAACCATTTGGACTATTGAAAACTCCTACTCCACCATTATTTCCTTGTGGAGGACTTACTGGTGGAGTGTTTCCTGAACCTGCTGCCATATTAGGCGCACCAGAAGGATTACCATAAGCATCACTACCTCCACCTGATCCACCATTTCCTCCTGCTGAAAAAGGACCTGGACCCGAACCTCCTCTACCACCACCTGCTGATGTTATTGTTGAAAAAGTTGAAACTCCACCAGTACCTGCATCTGAACTTGCTGGTTGTGGGGCTTGAACACCAGGTCCACCTGCACCTATTGTAATTGGATAACTTCCTGGAGATAATGTTAACCCACTTGTTGAAGCTATAGGACTTGCTGTGTAAGGTGTTGCTGGGGTTTTACCTTCTCTATATCCTCCAGCTCCTCCTCCACCTGATCTATCTTTACCACCTCCACCACCACCTGCTACTACTAAATAAGAAGCTGTTGCTGCTGGTCCTGAACCTCCAGTAACAGCAAAAGTTCCTGGACCTGTGAAAGTGTGAACTTTAAAATTTGTACAAACTGTTGTTATAGTTCCACCTGTTGCAGTTATAAAAGCAGATCCAACAACATTAGAAGTAGAATCTTGAGTATTTTTCCAACCCTCTGTTGAATCAACAAAAACAAAAGTTACTGATTGTCCTTCTGTACTTAAAGTAGCATTTGCATTTGTTCCAGCAATTTTGTCTGTGCCATTTGGTGATATTGTTAAATTATTTGTTTGAAAAGTGTTTGTGTAATCTACAACCGATACTATTGCTCCAGCAGAACCTGATGGTAAATTCATAGTAAAAGCTCCACCTGCTGTATTTGCAAAATAACCTTCACCATTTGCAGCTGTGAATGTACTTGTTTTAATTGATCCTGTTTGCCAATCTACAGTTCCTGTTCTACCGAAACCTGTCTGACTTGCACCAGATGCTAAATTAACAGCACCACCACATCTACCTAAAGTAACTGTAGTTGCATCTACAACAACAGTTTTACCTGCACCACCACCGACTGTAGCTGTGCATCCTGATCTTTGTTCTAATTTATTTACTTTAATTGTACTCATAATTTTTACCTATTGAAATTTGTATCTTATTATTACCACACCTGAACCTCCGGCTCCACTTGCAGGGTTTGACTGTCCACCACCTCCACCTGAACCACCAGTATTTGCTGTTCCTGGCGTTGCCGCATTGGCACCTCCAGGTTTTGAACCATTACCTGCACCTCCACCTCCTGGAGTTCCTCTACATCCTGGAGTACATCCTGCTGTTCCACCTGCACCTCCGGCGTATTCTACATCATTTGAATTTATAGTAGTATTAATATGTGCGCCACCTGCACCTGCTGTGTTACCATCAGGACTAGGACCACCTACACCACCTGCTCCTCCACCTCCTCCTGAAGATGAATCATAAGATGGACCTGGGCCTGGTCTTGAACCTCCGCCATTATTTCCTTGAGAGGGACTAACTGGGGGAGTATTACCTGCTCCACCTGCAACTCCACTACCACCACCTGCACCTCCACCACCTGAACCACCAGCAACTCCTGCTGTTACTGGATTTCCACTACCACCGCCGCCTCCACCTGCTGATGTTATTGATGAAAAAATTGAATTTGAACCACTATTACCTAAAGTAGCACCTGATACAGTTGCTCCACCTGCACCTACTGTAATTGGAAATGCGGTTGCTGAAACTGTTACTCTATTTGGTGCGCTTGGATAACCATCTAAAGGGCTTGCTGTGTAAGGAGTAACAGGACTTTTTACTTCTCTAAATCCTCCCGCACCTCCAGCTGCACCCATATTACCATTGTTAGAAGAACCTCCACCACCTGCTCCTGCCACTACCAGATAAGAAACTACATTATTAGCAGCGCAAGGTGATGCGCTATTAACTGTAAAAGTTCCTGGACCTGTAAAAGTTGCTATTTTTGCACTAGAACAACAAGGTGCTGTTACTAAAGTATTACAAGCACCACTAACTGAAGCACATATAAAAGGAGGGTTTCCTCTTACATTACTTGTTGAATCCATAGTATTAATCCAACCTTGTGTTGAATCTACAAATACAAAAGTTACTGATTGTCCTTTAACATCTAAAGTGGCATTTTGATTTAAAGAACCAATTTTATCTGATCCATTTGGTACAACTGTTAAATTATTTGTTTGCCAAGTTGCTGCGTAATCTGCTACTGACACAATCGCTCCAGCAGAACCTGCTGGTAAATTCATACTAAATGCACCACCTGATGTGTTTGCAAAAAAACCGTCTCCAGAAACTGCAGTAAAAGTTGATGTCTTTGGAGTTGTATTCCAATCAACTGTTCCTGTTCTACCGAAACCTGTCTGACTTGCACCAGATGCTAAAGCAATTGTATCACCACTAGCGCCAAGAGTAATTGTATTGCTACTCTCGTTAATGATGTTTGCACCACATTGATTTTGAATATTGTTTACTTTAATTGTACTTGTCATATTTTACCTATTGAAATTTATACCTTA